TCACTCTGCCGGAAGTTTTACCGTAACCCATTCGCCTCGCATGTCGCCATATAAGGCCGACATCTCTTCCGATTTGTGGCCGAGCAAGTCCATCGTATTGACGCCGATTTCGTCGTACAGCCGTTTTGCCAGTGAGCGAATTTCGTGAAACGTAGGCGGGTCTTTTCCTTCCCAAAACGCCATTGCCGTTTCGTTATCGAGCTTTCGCACCGCGCGAGTGAAGGCTTTGCTAAGCGCGTGCTCATGCACCCGGTCGCCCGGTTTTGAAAGCGTTCTTGCCGAGACGTGGTGTATTAAATGGGTGGCTTCGACGAAGCCAAGTGCTCTGATCTGATCGATTACTTGCCCTAGCGAAAGGTCTAGAGCAGGGAGGCGTATTGCCAGCGGTACGCGGATCGGATGCCCTTCTTTGTCCTGGACGATATGCAGGTAGCCTTCGCGAATGTCGGAGAACTTCATTTGGCAGATATCGCCAATGCGCTGGCCGGTCAGTAGCGCTAATTGCATACCATGTTTTGCCCAAGGCGAATCGACCAAGGCAAGGATCGCTTTATATTGGTCAAGAGACAGGCGCGAGCGCTTCACCTGCGGAGTAGGTGCGCGAGTCACTTTCGCGGGGTTTTGGCCAAGCGATATCCACCCGGCCGCTTCTGCTTCATTAAAGCAATCGATCATGAACGAGCGAATGGACTGCGCAAGGCGCTGCTTGCCCGCTTCGAGCGTCTTCTCAATAAGGTCGCTGCATTGGCGGGTCGTCACATTGGCGATCAGCGTATCGCCGAAATGCTCCCGCAATACTTTAAGGCGGGATCGGTCGGTCTTTAGCGTGTTGTAACTGCGTGGAGCATTGCGCTTGCCTGGCCGACGCGTAAGTACGGCATCGAATCGGTCCAGCCAGGCACCGACGGTGTGGACGTCCGCGCCGGATAGACGATCGACCAGGGATGCTTTTGGGCTTCGGGTTGCTAGCGCGACAGCATTTGCCTCCCGGACCTGTGACGCCGCGTCTGCGAAATCATAGCCAAGGCCGTATTCCTTGCCGGTGCGAGGATCGCGCCAGTAGTAGTACAGGCCTTTGGCCTTTTCGCGAGCCAGGAGGTGATCCGGCCAGTTGCGCCGACTTCGATGTCGCCGACCGGCCATTTATGCGATCCGTTCAACAAGGCGCGGCGCGGCCGTTTTCTTCGGCTGACGCTTGCGGGTGGGCGCGGCTGCAGTGAGGCCGACCAATTGGGCCTTATCATCGACCCAATAGTTTCGATTGCAAAATTGGGGTGCAGGGCTAATGCGTCCCTCTTTACGCCACTTGTACAGTGTCTGGCGGCACGGTGCGGGCATGAAGTTGCGTGCAGCCCATTCAGCGAGAGTAATTTTCATTGGTAAATCTCACGTTGCATGCGCTCAATGGCGCGGTCTTCGTTGTTCCAGCGTGCCAAGCGGCGCGCACGCTGTTCAGGAGTTTCGGTGGGTGTGGCGGGCCGGGCCGAGCGGGCCTGCAGCGTCTTGTGCCGCCAGTCACTTGTGGCCAGATCCGCTGATGACTTTGTTTTGCTCATGCTTTTAAACGCTCCAGTTCATCAAGCACGCTGAACCAAGTGGTCGCGCTCGTTTGGTCACAAAGGCCATAAGAAGAAGAGCAGCTGTTCACTTCCTCGGCTTGAGCGAGCAGGTCGTACTGGCGGCCGCCGCGCGTGGTCTTCGCCCATTCGATGACCTGCGCGATTTTTGATCTGGAGAAAATGGCGGCGGGGCTGCCTTTTTCGTCCGTCTTATGAAAGAACGTGGAATAGCCGCGTTTGCTGCAGCTTGAAACGATGGTTTCCCATTCGGCCAGGCGCGATGTGTGGTGGGGCAGCCGGGCCGCTGCCCGACGGATTTCGCCTTTTCCTGCGTTGATGCATAGCATGCAGCCCACACGATTAAACCCTTGGAGATAAAGCGGGTTGGGGCGAATGCTTTTCTTCGCGCAGTAAGCGAACACCTCCAGCGCCGTCCACGCGGCAATGGGCCGGTAAATGTAGAGGTTAGGCGCGACGCGTTCCAAAGTTGCGACGTTCGCTCGCGCGTCTGACTCGTCGCGTCGAACGCCTTGCCAGGACACGACGGTATGACCCTGATCCATGAGCTCCATATGGAACTCGACTGCTAGGTCTCGCTTCAGTCGCTCAGTGCAAAACTGGGCCATCCGAGAAGGAAAGCGGCCCTTTAGCATGCAGAGGTCAAGGAACGGATTTCCCGTCGGATGCAACGCAGCTAACGCGCGACGTTTCGCCTTGTTCGACCATCGGACGCGACGGCCTCCGCCGATTTTTTTTGTCTTCTGAACGGGGACCAGCACTTGTTCTCTGTTCACATTGGCTTTCCGCATGATCAGGTTGCCGCGGCCATCCCGCTTCGGTACTGGGTTGCCTTCCGCGTCGAAAACGGGGGTGGTGTCATACTCTCGACGTGTGCGCTGGTCGCCGGCAATAAATTCGCGTTTGCGCGCGAATTCGGGAGCAAAGTCGGCGCGAAGCCGGTGAATGCGAATACCGAAATGCCGTTCGAGATAATCCAGGTAGGCGAAGACGGCCTCGTCTTCGTTGCCGGTGTCGCAGAAAATCGCAACGACTTTGGAAGCGCCAAACCTCTCGATCGCGAGCTGCAACGTGGCGGTGCTGTCCTTGCCAGCGCTGACGCTGATGACGTGTTTAATGCTCATAGGTGATACCCCAGCGCCAACTGGCCCGTTAGCGCCGCTGCTTTCTCTGCGGCTGCGCCGACAGCATGATTGAGGCGTACCAGGCGGCCTTGGGTGTAGCCATCAGTGGCCACGGCGAAATCAACAACAGTTAGCTTCCGGGCGGCATTACGGTTCTTCGGCTTCATCGTGCCGGCTGTGGGGTATTTCGTCGTGATGAAGGCCTCGATGGCCAGCTCGGCTTTTGTGCCAGCGAACTCGCGGACATGTTCACGCAGGCCGAGAACGAACTGTTCGCAAAAAAGGTCTGCGCGGGCAGTACGTGTTTTGGCCAGCAATCGCCTGCATGCAGGCGACCGCAGTAATTCGGCACGGGCCGCCTTGATGCGGCGATTGAGGATCGTGTGGGCGTAGCCAGCGATTTCGGACTGAACGGCCGGGCCGATAAACCGCCATTCGCCTGCTGTTGCACACGCGACAAACATGACCCCGCAACCAAACGCACCAGCGACGGTGTCGGCAAGGCCAGACTCCCAGCGCGCAGGCGTTTTGCGGGCGTTCGCACGTGCGCTGGTTTGCGTGACTTCGGCGGCTAAAAGCTGGGCCTCATCGACACCGAATTTTTCGATTAACGCTTGTGCTTGGCGCAATGCGACGCCAGCCTCGTGGCCATTAGCGCTTTTTGCCAGCGCCATGCATTTGCGGATTTTTGCAATTGCAGTTTGCTTGTCCATTATTCCGCCTCCACTCGCACGAATTCGATAACCCAGACCCAAGGGTTCTCGTCCCAAGAGCCAGGGCCATGTATGCCGTCCCATGCTGCCGTAAAGCGCTCGATTGCCTCCCGGCATGTCATGCGCTCATCAGGGTGGGTGACGCCCTCGCGCTCCACGTCCGATGGATCCATGCTCTGGAGTAGCTCGACGCGCACGTCGGTGATTTCGAGCAGGATGCGACTGGCCCAGCGGGGCATATGGATGCTGGGGCGCCAGAGGTCATTGTCACGATCCCGGGTTGCGAGATATTCCACGCGGACGCAATGCTTTTGATCGGGCACATAGCGAGCGACACCCAGCTGCCGTGGCTCATGGGGAGAATTGATGGTCACTAGTCCGCGCCAAGTCTCTCGCACCCAAAGCCGGTCGCCCGGCCGACCATAGGGGCACAGCTCAATGATCTTGTCCTTGGCGTTAGGCCAGATCAGGAATTTTGTCGCGGTGATCGGATAAGACCACGCTGCAAACATGCCGCACACGTCCTCGTAGGACATCTGAGGTTTCATGATTCGACGGGTCATTGTTTTTCTGCCATCGAGCAGCGCGCTCACCATCGGCGCAGAAAACAGAATCGGTCGCTCTTTCATGCGGCCTCCGCTGCGACAAATAGCTCGACCTGCCGCTGCAGCGATTGCAGCGTGCCGTAGTTCATGAGATTGCGATCAATGTGGCGACGGTCGAAAGCGTGCTCGGTGGTATGACCACTGTGGCCATGGCCCGGACGCGTGAGCTGCCAGACCTCGCCACCTTTTGCATGAACGAACAACGCCTCTGCATTCACTTGGCTGGCGCGCTCGCCGGGGTTGACGCGCACATCGCTGATCACCACTGTGCGGCCGGGCAGCACATCGAGGCGGTCTTGCATCGCGTCGATGAAGTAGTGCGGATTGGTGGCGCGGCGGTAATCGCCCCATGTCTGCATGATCCAACGGGGCGAGCGCTCGCGTGTTTCCATGGCGCTCAAGCTGTAGTCGAGGCGCTCGAAGGTGCCTTCGTCTATTCCGTGGTACCACAAAACAAAGCTGCGATCGCGGCAATAGGTAAACGCCAGCCTGTGCATCGGCGTGCTCTTGGTCTCGCGCTCCAGCAGCATTTGCTCCGATACATCGAAGGCATCGCAAATTTCGGCGCGCAGTTTGTCGGCAAAGGCCAGCTTGGTGTAGCCATGTTTGGCCACCAGAAAATCGGCAACGGTATCTTTGCCGCTGCCGGCAGGGCCGGTCAGGCCGATCAGGTTAAGAGCCATGTGATTGGGTCTCCATGTCATCAAGAACGGGTTTCCAGAGTGCATTCAGCAGCCACACCATCAGGCCAAAGACGCACAGGGAAAAAATGAGTTGGCTGACGCCGCCAAGGGCCACATCGGCCCATACCAGGGTGACGTAGGTGAGCACCATTGCAATGAGGTGGAGCAGCGCGAACGCGATGAGAATTCGAGTGCGCGACGTCATGCTGCGACCCTCAGGCCATCGTCTTGCGGCGGCAGTCGGATCGTCTTGCGCGCTTCGTACTGCACGCCGTGGCGGTCCATGGGGTGGATCGTCCAGCCGCGTTGTTTCCAGCTGCCGAAATCCACATCAAGCAGGCCGTCGCCTTCGCTGCGCAGGGACACGCGGATCGTGTGGGTGCTGGTCATATGTCAGTTCTCGCGATTTGAATGTCTGGATCGCGGACGTTCTGGATCGCGGCGATTGCCTGCGACAGGTGATCGCGAATGACGCCCAAAAGATAGCCGTCGTCGTCGCGTGCCAAGCATTGGGTGGCGGTGCTGATGTGGCGTTGCGCTTCGCCCAGGTTGTAGATGTGTTCGCAGTTGGGATGCTTCACTACTTGCTCCGATGGGGAGTGCGTGGGTAGCGGCAAGGGTCGTTAGCTGGGAGTGTGTCGCGTCACCGAAACCGGAACCCTTGCCGCTGGTTTGGTGACGAAACGAAATTTAGAGAACTAAACTAAATTACGCAATAGAAAAATTTAGAAAACTAAATTTAGTTGCGTCGGGCGCAAAAAAAGCGGCCGAAGCCGCTTAGTTGTTTCGGGTATTCGGATTGTCTGGTTGAAACTATGCTACCGGCTCGTTGCCGTACAGAATGTCGTCCATGGTTGACAGAGGGGTGCCATAGTTACGCACCGTCTCGTCGTAGCCCGCCATGTCTGGGGTCCAACGCCCCATGAAGGTGCCGTCGAATGGCGAGGCTTTCGCGACACGGGAGCGGACGACTTTGTGCTTAGCGCCCAGCAGTACCTTGGCCCGGAAGGAGTCGAACGACATCCCCCTGGTGGCCCGGTTCAGGTCTTTCATCTTCCGATTGGCGGACTCGGTGAAGGCGTTGGTGACGCGGTAGTCCATGGTGAAGTAGTTGAAGATGGGGCCACGCCAGCGGTCCACCGTACCCGCCAGTCCGCCCCACAGCTCCTCCTGGCCTGCTGGGATGGTCCTGCGCCACTCGTCATAGGCCAGGGTGGCCTCCTTTAGGTCGGAGGCGTCGTAGAGCTTGAAGAAGCGCTCCTTCGAGGCGTAGGCCTCCCCAAGCGCCGGTATCTTGTCGAACCACTCACTGATGACCAGCTTGTTGAGTGGCGTCAGGTCGCGCTCCCTCATCAACATCAGCTTCCTGTCGTTTTTCAGCAACCTACGGTGGTGGTCACTCAGCCCCTTCTTGATGCTCTTACGCACCACCTCCATGGCCTCGTTGGCCATCTTCACGACGTGGAACTTGTCCACCACCGGTTTTGCGTGCGGGAAGGCCTCCCTGGCTGCCGCCAAGTAGTTCTTGTACATGTCGGTGCTGACCACCTCGACGTTCTTCCTGTCGGGCAGCGCCATAAAGGTGGACGTCACCAGCTCCAGGCTACGGTTGGGCAGCAGCTCGATGACCGTCTGCTGCTCGATGTTGGTCAGCACGCAGCAGAACTGCTTCTGGAGGTACAGCTCGTCAACGCCCAGCACGCGCGGCGTCACGAACTCCAGCTGGCCCTTCTGCCGCTCGACGAATGCGGCAAACACCAGGCGGACAGTCTTCTCCTCAATGCCGCATTCCCTGGCGATTTCGTTGTTGGTTCGATACAACACTGCCTTCTCGATGTAGGTCATCAGCCGCTTCGTCATTGCTCTGGACTCGTCCATATCGTTCAGCGCCGGGCGGAAGACGCTCATGCACGAGTTGCAGCGGTACCGCCGGCGCTGGAGCCACAGCGTCACCCGCTTGCCGTGGATGGGCACATCGCGGTACGCCTGGTCGTTCTTGCCGTACTTGACCAGGTCGTCCACCACACCGCAGCCAGGGCACGTATTCGGCTCTGGAGCCTCTACGTGGAAGTGGTAATCGTACTCGTCCTCCTTGAAAGCCGTAACGGCCAAGGTGAGCGGGTACAGCAGGCTGGCGGGTGTTGTCATTTCCGGTTCTCGATGATGGCGGTGCGGGCCTTGCGCAGGCATTCCATGATGCAGTCGGCGCTGTCAATCAGCGCCTGGCGGTCCAGGGCGTCGTCGCGCTGCTCGCCCTTGCCCTCCCTGGCCAGCCAGAAGTCCATGCCCTCCCGAGGCGGGATGCCCATCTCAAGCGTCTTGAACGGCATCTTCGGCGTCTGGTCGTTGGTCAGGATGGCATGCAGGGCCCAGCGGGACATGCGGTCGAAGAAACCGTCCGAGTGGCCGTATTCACCGTAGCGCGTGACGGCCGTCTTGGCGGCGTAGTGCATCGCTGTGAAGGCTTGCTTGGGGTTGTGCTGGGCCAGCTCCACAACTTCTTCGAACCAAGCCTCGCCGATGCCGTAGTGCTCATGCCAGTTGTTGTTCCGGTCCGGCATGAACCAGCTCAGCAGCTTGCCGTCGGCATCCCGCTTTATGAACGACAAGTCGTCCCAGCTGCGGATGCGGCGAGGTGGCGGCAGCATTGGCACAGGGGTCGGGGTGGGCTGCAGCACATGTGGCGCCACGGCGGCCTCGTACTTGCCGGTCTTCCGGATGGCCGGCAGGACATCGTGCGTCACCCAGCGCTTGAAGACCTTGGCCTCGGCCTTGCGACTGCTCAGCACCAGGCTGAACAGGCCGGACTCGTTGATGATGGTGATGTCTTGGGCGCCGCCAAGGGTGTCTGTTGAAATGACACCCTTTTCATCATCGTCCAGGCGGCCGACGGCCTGGCGCGGGTTGGCGATGTCGAGCACGGCGCACACATCGTTTGCGACGAACCAGACTTCGCCGTCCTTGTCGATGGTGCGGATGGATTGGGTTCCGAAATTAAACACTACGGGCAGGTTAGATGCGTTGGCGGCCATGGCGGGCTCCTAGTTGATTGTTCACTTGCCTCTTGTTCAGAGAGGCGGCCAGGTACTTGAACACCGCAACTAGACGGCCCGCAGCTTTCCCCTTTCGGGTCTTGTATGACTGCGCACTACCCGGCCATAGGAAACCCATGGACGTAAAAAAACCGCAAGCTTTCGGGAGCGGCTACCGCTAGTTGAGGTGTGTTCAGCACCTGAGACGAACATTACGCGGCCAATCGACGTCTGTCAACTATATTTTCCGTTTCACCTCAACTGATGTAGTCGTTTTAAACGACCCCCGTATCCACCAAGCAATCCGAATACCCGTTGTTTCTGGGGTTGATCAAGTCATTTCTGGATTGGTGGGGGCGAGATCCAGAGTGACGTCGAGGTGCTTAAGCCGCTGGATTAGCTCGTCGGCTTTGCGGGCGGCCTCGCCCTCAGTGGTGTTAAGCCAGATTGCCGCTGTGTCCGTTTCGTTGCGAAGCTCGGCAAGGCGGAAGGCAATGTCGAACACAGTTTCCACCGAGCATGCGGTTTCGATCAGGCTAACGACGGCATTGCGCGCGCGCCAGATTGCTGTGCCTTCGTATTGCTCGATTAGCGTTAGCTCGCCATACCGTAGCCGCAGCGACTCGATAAAAGTGTGGTGGGCTTGAACGCGGTTTGGTCGATTCCCGCCAATTTGCTGGCGGCGTTCTTCGATGTTGCGATGGAAGCCGACGAACATATCCCTCAGGCGTTTTAGCGCGGTGCCAGGGTCAGGGTAGTGAAAAGGCCGAGCCGGTCCAAAAATTGTACTGGCGGGAAAAGGGCTTTGAAGCGTTCCGTGTTCATCGCGCGGAAGCGCTTGGGCATCCACTCGTTCGGTCAGGACATCGAGCTGAAATTGCCATTGTTCCATGGTGGTCGTATTGAAATGTGCGCCGAGAGTATCCAAAGCCTGCAGGCTCAATTCAAGCCTGGAATATGGCTCTTTAAAATCGAGCAATACGCCGATCGCAATGGCATCTGCGGCGGCCCAATGGCCTCGCAGAAGCACTGGATAGCAAACGCCTCGCACGCCTTCAGGCATCGTGTTCGACGGGTCGACAAGATGCAGTAGCTGGTTCACAGCGTCTTGATGTAGTCCTGCTTGTGCCATCTGGTGTTTCCTAATCCAACACGTTGTTTCAAAAAATCAGCTGCCAAGTGTGCCTCAGTCGGTCCGCATAGCGTTGAAAGCCAGCGCAGCAATTCTTGTTCAAGGGTCAGTAACGCATGACCGTGCCTCCGGGTTTCATTCATTACCTGAAGTGCGGCAGATGGATCGACTTGATGGTCCTTTATGGCTCCCACAATGTGGGCCAGCTTGTTGTGGATGTAGCCGATCCGGGCAAGGCTTTCACCCGTCCAGTTCTGGCCGCCAAAAATCTCTGCGCCGTCGATCGCGGCAAACCGCCGACGCGCCAGCCGCACGAAATTGCCCATATTGCCATCGGCGTTAGCAAGCCATTCATGGAGCGCAATCACATTCCATACTTCGGGCCATTTGGCCAGCTCTTGCGCCACCAATGGGCTCTGGGTCACCGGCATGGTCTCAGGACCGGTATTGGCTATTTCCTGCGTCGCCCAGCAGGGAGTTAACCCATCTGGCCAGCGCGTATTCGGCCACAGTGATCGCAAGTGGTGCGGTTCAACCAGGATTACCCAAGCCGCAGTGGGACAGGTGATATCAAGATATTCGCACAGCATCCAATAGATGATTTCATTAATAAGCCCGCGGCTCGTAGCTGGAAAAGCCTTGAGATAAACGGTGCGAGGCGCGAGGCGTTCGTCGTAGATTTCGCCGACGGCGGTGAAGCCGGACAGGCCGGGTACCGCGCGCGACAAGATGCCGACATTGCGCGGGGGTAACACAGGGAGTGCAGGAGTCATAAACGTGTTATTAGCGCCAAGACAAGGCGTGCATCGCGAGCTGATAGCCGTGTCGACAGCAACTCTACAACAAGGCGTTTTTGACTTGGATGCAGTTGGCGTATGAGCTGCGGATCGAGTTGACGGTTACCATCAAGCAGGGTGGAAAAATCCGACAGGTGGCCCGAGCGAAAACCGAGAGACCTTTCGATTTTCTCAGCCAGGCGCGAGCCGATATTCTCGGAGGGCTTGCGGCCTGCCACGCGGGAAAGGGTGGATGCATCCACGCCAGTGGCCGCAGCGAACGCCGTAGCGCCGCCGTATTGCGCGATCAACTCGCGCAGCAGTACCAGCCTGATTTCGTGGACAGTCATGACCGGCAGGATTGCCGACCGTGTCGCGATTGTCATTGACGGGCACCGTCAATTTTTTGCCGACTTTGGCCCCGTGTATTCGTTTGGCTTGGCCATTGCTTCGAGCGCCTCAAGCGCTCCAGGGGCGAGTCCGCCGCCTGTGGCGGGCACGACGTCCTCTACGGCCGGTGCTGAAGAAGGTTGGTCGAGTCCACGTAGAAGGGTGCCAATGGCGCGCACAGCGGATTTGCTCAGCGACTTGCGGCGATCCATGTCGATCAGCTGATCAATCACATTTTGAACATCGGCACTTGCTACCGGGTAAGCGACCACAGCGTCGTGAGCTTCCGCCGCTGGCGCGTCTCCCCGCATGGGGCCGCGCCCATCCACCAGCCACTCCGCGCGGACATTCAAAGTCTTTGCGGCAAGTAGCAGCGTCGAGCCAGTCAATCGTTTGATTTGTCCGGTTTTGAGTTGCGAGATGGTGCCGGGAGTGACCTGCATCGCTGATGCAATTCGTCTCTGCGTCAATCCACTCTCTGCAATTGCTTGAGAAAAGCGTTCGCCTAAGGTCGTCATGTTTAGCAAGCTAAAGCATTTAGCATTTAGATTGCTTGACTGAAAAACGTTTAGTGTTCTAAATTCCGGGCATGAAACCACAAACCTTGATTGCCTTGATTGGTTCGACATCGAAGCTTGCGGCTGCATTGGGGGTTACTCCGGGCGCGGTATCGCAGTGGGTGAAGAAAGACCAGATCCCCGCGTTGCGCATGTATCAGCTGCGAGAAATGCGGCCAGATTTGTTCGTGGAAGCCGAGCCAGCTTCAGCCGATAGACGATCCGGGGACGATCGCCGGATCAAGGACCGTCGGGCATCCAAGTAATTTTCCTCCGCCGGTGCATTGTCCAGATGCACCGGCTTTTCGCCGGGTCGCCGCCCGGTGTTTTTTCTTCCAACGCTGCGCAGGTTAAGACAGAGGTCGAGCCAGGTGCAGATACAAAAAAATGATGGGGAGTATCCAGTGGGCTTGAATGACGCCATGCGCCGGGACTGCGAAAAGTGGCCGGGTACCCAAGGTGGGCTTAGTCAGGAAATCTTTGGCGTAGAGGATCGCCTGCGCCACAAGCTGATCGGCTTTCGCGGTAATCGGCTGTGGCTCGATGATGCAATGAGCATCATGCAGATGACCGGGGGCCGGGAGACCATCCACGAGATGGCGCGCCAGCTCGGTGGCATTTACGTGCACGTGGGGGACATTGCGCCCGAATACGACAACACCGACATCTGCGAAGAGCTGGAAAAGGTCACGATGGCGCTGGGCGATCTCGCTCGCGAGGCCCGGGCCAGTATCAACGACGACGGCAAGATCGACGCGGATGAGGAAGGCCGCATTCTCGCCCGCCACCACCAGCTTTGCACCCAGGCGATGACGTACGTGCACCGCATGGTGGCGATTTATGGTGACTCCACCGTATCGGTACACAGAGAGGTGGGCAATGCTCGCGCCACTTCACGTTGAGGCGAAGGCCCTCAAGCGCTGCAGCCCGGCAGCTGTGAATCTGTATCTCAAGGCATTGCTGCGCATGATGGATAAAAGCGACGGCCGCGTGCGTGGGCCGCGCCGCACGATGCTTTCGTGGGCGGTGACCGAAGTAGGGCTGGTTAAAGCGCGCGGCGCCTTACCGCGCCCGCTGCAGCACCAGGAAGTCGTCCGGTTGCTTGATGAACTGGTGATCGCCGGCGCGGTAGAAAACTTTGGCGACGCAACTGAACTGCATCTGGTTCTGGTCCATCGCAAGCCGGGGATGGTGGCCGCATGAATGTTTACATGTCGCCGGAAGAGCTTGAGGCATTGAAGCCATGCTCGCCGGAAGCGTTCCGCCTGTATGTCGCTTGCTTGCGCCCCCATATGGACATGGCTACCGGTATAGTCGGTATCTCCTATCGGATCAGCTATGCCCGTCTTGCACTTGAGATGGTGTATCAGCCACCGGCGCGTTCACACCGCCCCCCGTACGCGCCAACGGTAAAGCAAATCCGTGGTCTGGTAGATGAGCTAGCCACCCATGGCGCGGTCAAGCGCTATTCCATGAAATCGAAAGACGACCGGCAGCTTGTTTTATTGCTCATCAACGCGCTGCAAGTACAGGCACGTCCCGAATATGAAGGGCAGATGAAGGGCAAAGCAGCCGGGCAGGCTGACGGGCAAAGCCAAACCCGCGCCAATGCTCGTTCTAAGGGCCATGAAGGGCAGGCTGACGGGCAAAGGCAATCCGGGTATGAGGGGCAAATATCTGTATCTCTGTCTACTACCTCTCTCTCTGGCGCGCGAGGCACATTGATCGACCCGGCCTTTCAGGCAGACCTGAGCGCAAGGCTATTGGCGGAACAACGCGGGCTGGATGTCGATGAAGAGGTTTTCCGGTTTATCGCTCACTTCGAGGCTAACGGCCAGCCGCAAGCCAACTGGCCCGCGCGCTTCCGCAAGTGGATTCTCGACGCCGCCCAATACAACGCAAACCGTAAGGCTAAAAACGCGGCTGCGCCGCCGTATGCAGGAAAGCCAGCGCGGGGCGGATGGAAGGGCGTAAATCCAACGGATGTGTTTGATCGAATATTTGATGATGGGGGGCAAGGTGATGGCGGAGACTACATTGACGGTAGCGCCGAACGCGTGGACCAAGCGTACCGGCACTGAAAAGATCATCCCCATCAAGACGCTCTGGGGCCGGCTTGATGGGATTTTTCCGGGACTGTGGCGCACACGCTTTCCGGACGAACTGGCGATAGAGAACTGGTGTCGCGAATGGGCCGAAGGCTTGTATGAGGAGGCTGTCACCTTCGCGATGGTCAAGACCGGTCTGGAGGCGTTGCGCCGTCGGCAAGGTCCGGATCAGTACCCGCCTTCATTGCCCGAATTCATCGCACTGTGCAAAGCGATTCCGGACTTCGAGGAAGCCTTTTACGAGGCGCAAAAACAGTCGTCCAATCGGGAATACGGAGAGGACAGCTGGTCACATCCAGCGGTGTATTGGGCTGCGCTGGACTTCGGCGTGTATGAGTTGCGCCAGACAACCTGGAAGGCAAGCAAGACGCGGTGGGTCCGGATTTTGTCTAACCGGCTGAGCGGCCCATGCAGTCCGATTCCGAAGCTGCTGCCTAAGCCTGTTTACAAACGTGGTGATCCGGCGACAGCGCAAGCGGCCATGGAACAAATCAAATCGATGCCATGGTTTCGCGTGGCCGGTGCAGTAGGTGGTGCATAAAAAGCGGTAGATAAAAGCCCGGCAATGATCGGGCTAGGAGGCCTCTGGTACTTTGTTTTGGGGCGCAGAAAAATAATGATTCAGTACATTGCAGATCGTTTGAACAAGTGGGGTTCGTGGTGCCGCCGGTTTGAAGACGGCGGTCTTGGTTTTGGAAATAGCGTGTTGGCCCGGTATGGAGAGCCGGGCAGCGGGGGCGGCGGTGGACTCATGGGTATTGTGGATGCCGATATGCTGGAGCTGGATCATATCGTTGTTTGTTTGCCGGATGCCCTGCGCGAAGCAGTGAACCAGTGCCATCGAATGCCAGGGACAAAAGAGCAGCATGCGCAGGCGTGTGGGTGTGCTGTCCGGACTTACTTTGATCGTGTGCACAAAGCGCATGTGCTTGTGACGGAGGCGCTGCAGGTTGGTGTTGGCGATGTGCCCGAACTCAAGCCGGGTCTGGCGCGGCTCAAGCTGCGCGTGGAGCGTCTGAAAGAAAATTCGTTCGACTGCTTGACGGCGTGAGGCCGCACCAATTAGGATGTTTTCCGCTAGATTGCTTTTGGTGCGTCTGCGAAATAAAAACCCTGCCTCGGCGGGGTTTTTTCGTTTCCGCCGTATCGAGTTGCATTCACATAACAAGCCCCGCGGCCGATCGGCAAGGGGCTTTCTTGTTTACGTTTTTAATAGCTCGCTGGCGCAGTCATGCGACGAGATTGCTCGGGTGCGGGGGCTCGACATGAAAGATAACTTGCATCCTTCCTGCTTTGCCGAACCCCAAGGCCTCGGTAAACTTACCGATGTTTTCTTTTGCGAGGGTGAGGGGATGTCGAAATACAAGGATCTTTGCGTCGCGTTGGAGTCGCAGGAGGATGTTTGGCGCAGGTATTACTCAGCCATGCACGGGCTAATCAACAGTTTCACGACGGGGCTGGTGAGCTATCTCGGCGTTCAGAATGAGCTATATGACGAGGGAGACCGGAAGCGGGCCGTCATTAATGCCAAGCATGCCGAAACGGGGCATTCAATCCGCTCCATTCGCCAAATTGATGAACAGGGCTTTGTCTGGTTTGTCCTGGATATGGTGGTCAAGGTAGGTATGCCTGACTATGGCACTAGAGTGTTCGGTGTGAAGATCGGCCTTAGGATGCACCCAGACTGCTTGATTGCCACCGTTCCCTTGTTGAACCGCAACTTCAAACTGGCTCGCACCGAGCAGGACGTCGATTGGGTTCCCTTGTTTGATGCCACATGCGAGGCGGTGCGCTTCATGTTTACGTACGACCCGTTCGATCCGCCCCCATTGAATTAATTCGATTCCGTTCGACCCGTATCGATAGCCCCGCCTGCACCCGCACGTGGGGCTTTTTGTTGCCCGACGTATGCATCGGCCAGCGTGTTGCGCCCCCGACTGACCCGCCTTGAATGGATCGTTCAGTTAAGACCGGCACGCTGGCCCATGCATGCATCCATTTTCTGTGGTTGGCTGCTTGACCGCTTCGGCGGTCTTTTTTATTTGAGGTTGTATCGTGATGCCCTATCGGCCCAAAAAGCCTTGCCGTTATCCAGGGTGCCGGGCGCTGGTCGATGGTGGCTGGTGTGCCGCGCATCAACCAAAGCGCGAGCCGACCAGGTACGAAGCCGAGCGCGGCTCATCGGCGCAGCGTGGTTATAACGGGCGATGGCAGAAAGCGCGGGCGACATTCCTGCGCGAGCATCCGCTTTGCGTTGCCTGTCTGTCTGAAGGCAACACGACACCGGCGACGGTTGTCGATCACATCAAGGCGCACCGCCTGAGTGAGGCGCTGGCCAGCGGGGATGATGCGGCGGTCAGACTCGCGCAATCGTTGTTCTGGGATACGAGTAACTGGCAGCCGCTGTGCAAGCGGCATCACGACGTGAAGACCGCGACGGAAGACGGCGGCTTTGGTCGCCCTCGCGAACGTGAGGCGGCCGATTCGAGCCGGTTGTAAGAAAACCGCGATTTTCAGCGATTTTGACCCCTTTTTGTAAGGAAAGGGGGCGGGGGGTCGAAAAGTCGGTCGGAGACCGCCCCAGACCGTGTATCCCAGCCTCGAAAAATATATTCCCGAAAAAAGGTAGGGGGGGGTCTGCATCGGCATGTGTTGCCGCCAAAGGCCTCTGGACCTTTTTTCTTTCCAACTCAGGTAAACGGAGCGCTCTATGGGCCGGGAAACCGCACCTGTAACGGGCGCTGCCTCGAAGTTGAAGCCGCCCGCCTTTTTGAAAACGCGCCGGGGCCGCGAAGTCTGGCGTTATCTGCTGGAGGCGCTCGAAGCCGCCAAGCTCGATTACCGGTCGGCGCTGATGTCGGTGGCCATGTTGGCGGACAAGGTCGAAGTCTGGCGGACCCACGCGGACGCCTTGCACAAGATTGGCCATCGCTACGAAGACGACTCGAATGGCGGATCGCTTGAGCTGGACGAATCCCGCGCGGAGCGCCGAGCCCGCGTCGAGATTCTGAAAGACCTGGACGATGCCGGCCTGACCACGCTGGCCGTGGCGCAGATTCGCGTTGTCGATCGCCTGACCAACCAGGGCGAGCTGTTCAGCCCCTTTGAGCTGATGAACCAGATCGGCGAGGAATCCAAACGCCTGCCCGAAGCCCCACCGTGGACCATGCGCCCCGCCGAAAAGCGGATCTGGAAAGACCTGCTGAAAAGCCTCGACACCGTCGGCTTCGATTTTTCCACGGCCGGGCTGTCGCTGGGCTTGATGTGCGCCGCGATCACCGATTGGCAGGACTGCAAGACCTGGATTGATGACCACAACGGCCGCGTGTTCGCCACCAGCGAAGACACAGGCCGGACCTACGAGGTCAGTGCCAGTTACAACCGATCAAAAATCGCCAGCCAGCTGCGCGTGCTGTTCAAGAAAAACGGGATGACGGTGGCGTCGTGCGCGAAAACGAAAGCAATCAGCAAGGGGCGGGTGATCAGCGAGGAGCTGGAAGAAATCCTGAGCTTCATTCAATCGCGGCCGGTCTAGTACCGGCCGTTTACATTCCGCAGCCCTGGGATGCCTACGGCCTCGCCGTGCTGCGGGATGAAATTTCGGTCTGCCGCCTGACCCGACTGGCTGTCGAACGTCATTACCGCGACCTGGCCCATGGCGGCGCGCGCGGTCTGGTGTTCCGGCTGGATATGGCCAGCCATGTGCTGTCCTTCTTTCCGCGCTTTTGCCGTCACTCGAAGGGCGAATGGGCGGGCAAACCGGTTGATCTGGCGGACTGGCAGGCTTTCTGGCTTGCGGTCGAGTTTGGCTGGTACAACACCACCGGTAAACGGCGCTTCCGGACATGGTACGAAGAAGTTGCGCGCAAGAACGGCAAGAGCACCAAGCTGGCCGGGCTGGGCATCTACCTGTTTGCTGCGGACGGTGAGCCTGGCGCTGAGGTTTACACCGCAGCGACCAAGCTCGAACAAGCAAAGATTACGCACAACGAAGCGCAGATGATGGTCGGCCAGTCGCCGGCGCTGCGCCAGCTGGTCACCGCGCAACACGAAAAGCTGTTCATTGCAGGCACGTCCTGCAAGTACGTGCCCTTGGGTGCCGACGCCAACACGTCGGACGGCCTGAACGTACACGGCGCGATCATCGATGAACTGCACGCCCACCCGAATCGGCTCCTGTGGGATGTGATCGATAGCGGCCGCGGTTCGCGCCGCAACTCGCTCATGCACGCCATCACGACCGCCGGGTTTGATCAAGAGGGCAGCATCTGCCTGGAGCAGCGCCAGTACCTGATATCGATACTCGAAGGCACGCTGGAAGACGACTCGTTTGGTGGCGTGATTTACACGCTTGATCCCGAAGACGAGTGGCGCGACGAATCGGCCTGGTGCAAAGCCAACCCGAATCTCGGTGTGTCCGTATTTCTGGACGAACTGCGCTCGCAAGCGCGTAAGGCCGCGGGCGTGCCGGCCGCACAATTCAATTTTCTGACCAAGCGTCTCAACCTCTGGACGCAACAAATCGACGCCTGGCTGTCCCTGGATGCCTGGGATAAAGGCAGCGAAGCATTCGAAGAGTCGTTGCTGCTGGATCGGCCGTGCTTTGGCGGCCTTGATCTGGCCAGTACCACCGACCTGACCGCGTGGATACTTGTGTTCCCACCCTGTCCGCGCGACCCGCACTGGCGGGTCGTGTGTCGCTTCTTCGTGCCGGAAGACAACATGCCGCTGCGCGAGCGCAAGGATCGCGTGCCCTATCAGCTGTGGGCGCAACAGGGCCACATCATCGCCACACCGGGCAACGTGGTGGATCAGGAGATGATCCGCCAGCAGATCCTCGCCGACGCCGATGTCTACGACTTGCGCGAGGTCGCATTCGACGAATGGAACTCGGCCAAGCTGGCGACCGAGCTGGGCGAGGCGGGCATCTTGATGGTCAAGATTCCGCAAAACTTCGGCGGGCTGTCCACGCCCACCAAGCATCTGGAAGGGCTGGTGCTGGCCGGGCGGCTGATGCACGCGGGTAACCCCGTGTTGCGCTGGAACGCGGGCAACGTGGTGTTGCTGCGCGATACGAATGACAACTACCGGCCGAACAAGAAGAAATCCCGAGATCGCATCGACGGCATTGTGGCGCTGTGTATGGCGCTCAACCGTGCCTTGTTTGGTGGTGAAGACGAAATGGAACCGGGGATCATCCTGTTATGACGCAAGCAACGTGGTATGACACCCAGCGCGTGAGCCAGCCCGGATCGGTGGTGCTGGCCAAATGGAATGCCGAGCGCCAGGCCGTGAAAAACGAAGCGGCCCGCTCGATCAGTACGGCCACGGCCGGCAGCGAGGTCCATGAGTGGTTGACCGGTGGCGCGCATCAGTATGTGGCGGGCGTGCCGGTGAACGAAAAGACCGCGATGCGGGTATCCGCCGTCTATGCCGCCGTGTCGCTGATCGGTGGCGCAGTCTCCAACATGCCGCTCGATATTTACCGCGGCGTGGGTGACGACGCGGTGAAAGCGAACCAGGACAGCAAGCTGTTCTGGCTCTTTAACGAGGAGCTTTCGCCCGCGTGGTCCGCGCCGGTGGCGTGGGAATTTTCGATGAGTTCGCTGATGCTGCATGGCGACTCGATGTGGCGCATCCTGCGCGCGTCGCCCGTCAGTCCGGACATCGTCGGCTTCGAACCGTGGAACCCGTTGGCAGTCTGGGTCCAGCGTGTGCGGGGGCGGCTTGTCTACACGATGGTCGACCCGGACGGTCAGGTGTTCGTGCTTGATCAGGATGACGTGCTACACGTGCCTGGCGTGGGTTTCGACGGCTTGCGCGGCATGAGCCCCATCCGGCATGCGGCGTTGCGTAGCGCGGTGGGCGTAGCCCATGCGGCAGACGGCTTCGCTGCCAGCTTTTTCTCGAACGGCGCACGTCCCGACTTCGCTCTGACCACCGACGGCAAGCTCAGTGACGAGGCCGTCAAGATTCTGCGTGACACGTGGGAGCAGCGCCACAGCGGGACGCACAACGCCCACAAGCCAGCGGTGTTGACCGGTGGCCTCAAGGTCCAGCAGCTGACGATGACCTCGCAGGACGCCCAGCTGCTGGATACCCGCAAATTCCAGATCGAGGACATTGCGCGCATCTACGGCGTGCCGCCCCACATGATCGGCTCCATGGACAAAACCTCCGCATGGGGTACGGGCATCGAGCAGCTGTCCATCAGCTTTGTGCGCTACACGCTGATGCGCCATCTGGTGAAGTTCCAGGCGGAAATCAACCGCAAATGCTTCAGGACCGGCCGCTATTCCGCCCGCTTTGACGCGTGGGGTCTGGAAAAAGGCGATCTGTCGAGCCTCTTCACCAGTCTGCGCGTCGCGGTCGGGCGTGCGGGTGAGCCGGGGCTGATCACGATCAACGAGGCGCGGGCAAAGGCGGGCATGCCGAAGGTGCCGGGCGGCGACAAACTTTTTGACGGGGGTAAGGGTAATGCATCAACTGATGCGCCTGATGGCGCTCAACAAAAGTAGTGCGCGGCGCTTTGAAGTGGTCGCCAGCGCGGCCGACGAAGCGACCATCTATCTGTACGACGTGATTGTGGCGAATCAAACCGAGGCCGACTGGTACGGCGGTGTCGCCGCAGACAGCTTTGTGAAGTCGCTGCAGGGCATCACTGCCAGCACAATCCATTTGCGGATCAATAGCCCGGGCGGTGATGTGTTTGGCGCGCGGGCGATGGAGCAGGCTTTGCGCGACCACCCTGCGCGCGTCGTTTCCCACATTGATGGCGTGGCCGCCAGTGCTGCCAGCTTTCTGTCGCTGGCGGCGGACGAAATCGAGATCACGCCGGGCGGTTTTTTCATGATCCACAAGGCGTGGACCATGGCCTACGGCAATAGCGACGACCTCACGCGCACGGCAGCCGTGCTGGAACAGGTCGACGAATCGCTGGTGGGCAGCTATGTCGCAGCCACCGGGCAAAGCGCGGACGATATCCGCGCCTGGATGGCGGACGAAACCTGGATTGGTGCCGAGGAAGCCGTAAACCTTGGCTTTGCAACCCGCGTCGCGGGTCAGGCCCCAGCCAATACCGGGCAATGGGACCTGAGCGCCTACAACAAGACGCCTGCACCCCTGGCGAAATCTGCTGCGCCCCCGCGCCCGGCCGACCTGGCCGAAAGCGTGCGCGCCGTGCTGGCCGAGATGGGTATCGCCCCGCCAGCGGCGAGCGTACAGCCGGACCCCGGTGAGGCGGAACGCGCACACCGCCAGCGCCTGCTGGCGCTGCAACAACGAATCTGATCAACGCTCCCGCGCTGATCCATGAAGCCACCCACGCGGGTGGCTTTTTTTATTCCTGAACGGAGAAAAGGCAATGTCTATTCAAGCACTGCGGGAGCGCCACAGCGCCCTGGCCAAGTCCATCGCGAACCTGCTGGACAAGAATGTGAATCCGGCGTGGAACGCCGATCTCGAAGCGAAGTACAACGCGCAACTGGCTGATATGGACAGCGTCGCTGCCGAGATCAAGCGCCATGACACGTTTCTCGCGCGCATGACCGAGCACGCATCCGTTGGCGATGTCGCCAACGAGCTGCGCAACCAGTTCACGACCACGCAAGGCCGCCACGGCGAAGAAACCCCTGCACTGCGCGCATTCCTGGCGGGCGGTGTCATGAACATGTCCGAAGAAGCCCGCTCGCGCATGCAGGCGCGCCAGACGCCGGACATTCGCGCGGCCATGTCCACCACCACCGCCACCGAGGGTGGCTTTACCGTCGCGCAGGACTACTTTAATGAGCTGACTCAGGCGATGCGCGCGTTCGGCGGCGTACGTAACGTCGCACGCACGCTGGTGACCGGCACGGGCGCGACGATGAACTTCCCTACAGCGGACGCAACGGCCGAAATCGGTGAGATCGTGGGCCAGAACACGGCGGTGAGCAATGGCGATACCACTTTCGGCAATGCAACGCTCGATGTCTTCAAATATTCGTCGAAAAAAATCGCGGTGCCGTTCGAGCTGATCCAGGATTCGATGTTCGACATCGAAGGCTACGTCAACGCCTTGCTGGCCCTGCGCCTCGGCCGCATTACTGCGCAGCATTTCGCCATCGGTACCGGCGTCTCCCAGCCGAAAGGTCTGGTGACCGCCGCCGTCGTAGGTCGCGCCGGTGCTACCGGCCAGACTGCGACGCTGACCTATGACGACCTGGTCGGCCTGGAGCATTCGGTAGATCCGGTCTACCGCGCGAACGCGTCGTGGATGATGCATGACCAGACCTTGCTGTCGCTGCGCAAAATCAAGGACAACAACGGCCGCCCGATCTTCGTGCCCGGCTACGAGCAGGGCAACCCCGGTGGCGCACCGGATCGTCTGCTGGGCCGCCCGATCCAGATTTGTCAGGAGATGCCGCAGATGGCGGCCAACGCCAAATCGCTGCTGTTTGGCGACTACTCCAAGTACTTCATCCGCGAAGTGATGGACCTGACCATTTTCCGCATGACCGACTCGGCCTTCACGTTGATGGGCCAGATCGGTTTCGTCGCGTTCAATCGTCAGGGCGGCAACCTGATCGACGTCGGCGGCGCGGTGAAGGCTTACCAGAACTCCGCGACCTGATCGCAAGTTGGGTGGCTTCGTGCTGCCCTTTTTTTTCTACGTAGATTCATAAGGAGGCCTCATGGCCACGAAGAAAAACGAGACGGCTGCGGCGGAACAGGTGGCGGTCGATCAGCAAGAAAGCCTGGGCGATACGGTGGTGGAGCAAGCGCTGGATGCTCCCGTAACCACGGCCGCCCCCGGCGACACTTCCGCCGAAGCGGGTGCGGCCGTGCTGGAGTCTGGCCTTGACGCGCATGAGGCTGCGCAGGACGACGTGGAGGCCCCGTTGAGTGAATTCGCTGGCGCGTTGCGCACGTCGTCGGCAACGCTGTCTTGCCGCGTACTGGCGCAGTGCCAGTACGGTCAGGTTAACGCCGTGGTCTCGCTCAGCATGGCCGAAGCCGAAGCGGCATACCGCGCTGGTCTGGTTGATCCCCACCCGGACGCTGTCGCCTACGCGTCGAGCCTTTAACGCTTTCCCGGCCGCTGTGGCGGCTGGCTTTCGCAATGTCGTGAATGTCGCGGCATTCCCAAAGCCAAAGGAGCAACGCATGTATACCCGCATCCAAGCGCCGGCCGAGATGCCGGTTACGCTGGACGAAATCAAACTGCATTGCCGCATTGATGGCGATGACGAAGACGCGCTGCTGCAGGGCCTTGTTGCCGCGGCATACGGCCAGGCGGAACACCGCACAGGCCGCGCGCTGTTGCCGCAGACGTGGAAGCTGGTTTGCCGCATCGGTGCGGCTGCGCTGTATGGCGTTCCGTTGCGCCGCGACACCACGGAGATTGTTTCCGTTACCTGGACGGATGCCGAGGGCAACCAGCAGCTGTGGGACGCATCAAGCTACTGGCTGGTTGCAGGTTATCGCCTGGTCGCCCGCCGCCAGTGGCCGGATACCGGCGACATGCCGGTCACTATCACTTTCCGTTGTGGCGCGTTCAGTGGTCCTGAGGATTTCCCTGAAAGCATCAAGGCGTGGATGAAGATTTTCGCCGGCACGCTCTACGAAAATCGTGAGGCCGTGCAGACCGTCGAGCTGGCCGAGCTGCCGCGCACGTTTGTGGACGGCTTGCTCGATCCGTACGTACTGATCGAGGTCTGAGCATGCGCACGTCCATCCCTGACCAGCCAGCGCACATTGGCCGCCTGCGGTATCGCATCCTGATCCAGCAACGCACGGACGTGCCCACCGGCATCTTTGGCATGGCGCAGGAGCATGCGCCCGGCGAAAAGGCCTGGGCCGATGTCCGGCCTGTGACTGGCGTGACTTACCGCGACGGCGTACAGACCGGGCAACGCATTACGCACCGTTTTTATATCCGCTACCGCGCAACGCTGAGCGATGCGGACGAAATTATTTATAACGGCCGCAAATATCGCATCGAGCGTGTCACCGACTGGAAAGAGCGGCGGCGCTTCAGTGTGATCGAGGCCGAAGAGCTGGGGGCGGCCGATGGCGATTGATATCCGGGTCCAGTTCGAGAAAGGCCTGACCGGCGTCAATTTCGACAAGCGCGAAATGCGCAAAGCCATGCGCGTCGCCGGGCGCGACGTACAAAAAGCGGCGCGCCAGTTGATTGCCCGGCGCGTGCGCTCGGCCGCCGGCGGAAACCCCGGCAAAGACACCGGTCGACTGTGGCGCTCGCTGGGCTACAAGGTCAGCAAGTCCGGCTTCATGGCGGTGGTGAAGCACCGCAAGGTCGCGGGTATGAAGTCCTTCTACCCGGCCTTTCTTTATCACGGCGTACGCGATCGCAACGGCGGCTGGCGGATTTCGCCGCGCAACAACTACATCGTGGATGCGCTCGATGCGCGCCGCGACTTTGTGCGCGCCACGCTGGCCAGACACGTCGAAGCGGCGCTGAAGCCCGCTTGGGAGAAATAAGCATGCTGCTGCTGGAAGTGATTGCCGCGCTGCGTGAGCGCGTGCCGGTCTTCGCGGGCCGCGTCGGGGGTGCCGCTGAATTCGAAAATCTTGAAGAAACCGGCAAGTTGCCGGTGCCCGCCGCCTACGTCATGCCGCTGGATGAAAAGGCCGAGGCGCAGCTGGATCAGGCCGGATACGAACAGGAAGTGGTGGAGGGTTTCGCCGTCGTGGTGGTGCTCTCGAATGTGCCGGACGAGCGCGGTCAGGACGCGGTGGCCACGTTGCCCGCCATCCGGGCGGCCCTGTTTGCCGCCTTACTGGGGTGGGACCCCACTGGCTATGACGCCATTGAATACCAGGGCGCCACGCTGCTGCAGATGAATCGCGGCCGCCTGTATTACCAGTACGAGTTCAAGACCAGCTACTGGATCGGGCAGGCGCAGACCTGGTATCAGGTGCGCAATGACGCGCTGCCCGGTTTTGAGGGCATGAACATCAACACGGACGTGATCGCCCCGATCGCGGATCCAAACCTGCATTACCCCGGCCCGGATGGCCGGATCGAGTTTTCGCAAGTTCTCACCCTGCCTCAATCGTAGGAGCTTCCCATGTTTGTAAAACCCAAAGCCGGGGCCGCTGTGCCGGACCCGGAGCGGGGCGGCTTTTTGCCCGAATCCGGCGCGACCGTGCCGGAAAACCAGTACTGGTTGCGCCGCGAGGCCGATCAGGAAATCGAACGCGTTGACGCTGACGCGCCCACCACCACCGTGACCGAGGTGAGCAATGCAGTTTAATACCCTGCCTGCAGGCGTCGCCGTGCCGCTCTTCTACGCGGAAATGGATAACAGCCAGGCCAACGCGGCGGCGCAATCGCAACGCACCCTGTTGATTGGCCAGATGCTGACGGCGGGCTCCGCCGCCGCCAATACGGCCATGATCGTCAGTAACGTGTCTCAGGCCAAAAGCCTGTTTGGCCAGGGCTCGATGCTGGCGCGCATGTATGACTACTACCGCCGCTCCGACCCGTATGGCGAAATCTGGTGCATCGCGCTGGCCGACAACGCGGCCGGCGTAGTGGCCACCGGCTCGATCGCCGTCACCGGCACGGCCACGGCGGCAGGCACGCTGAACGTGTACATCGCAGGCCAGCGCGTTCAGGTGGCTGTTTCGGCGGCCGATACCGCCGCTATTGTGGCCACCAATCTGGCCGCCGCGATCAACGCCGCGGTTGACCTGCCAGTCACCGCCGCAGCGGCCACCGGTACCGTGACGCTGACCGCGCGCTGGAAAGGCTCGACCGGCAACGATATCAAGCTGCAGCTCAACTATCGCGGCCTGCAGGGCGGCGAGACCACGCCCGCGGGTGTCACCGTGGCCATGACGGCCATGGCCGCTGGCGCAACGGATCCGTCGCTGGCCAATGCCATCCTCGCGATGGGCGATGACGAATACGACTGGATCGTGCATCCGTATACCGATAGCGCGAACCTGGGCTTGCTGCAGACCGAGCTGGGCGATATATCCGGTCGCTGGTCTGCGGTGCGCCAGATCTATGGCCACGCCTATTCCGCGCTGCGCGGCACGTTGTCCTCGCTGGTGACGTTTGGCCAGTCGCGTAATGACCAGCACCAGACGGTGGCAGGCTTCGAAGCCAGTGTGCCGAACCCGGTCTGGGAATTCGCGGCCGCCTACGCCGCGGCTAACGCCGTCTGCCTGCGCGCCGATCCGGCCCGCCCCACGCAGACCGCCAGCATGGTCGACGTGCTGCCCGCGCCGGGTGGCCAGCGCTTTGTCTGGACCGATCGCAGTTCGCTGCTGGGCTACGGCATCGCGACCAGCACTGCCCGCAGTGGTGTGATGCTGGTCGAGCGCGCAGTAACGACCTACCAGAAAAACAGCTTTGGCCAGGCCGACGCGAGCTATCTGGATTCCGAAACGCTGTTCACCAGCATGGCTGTCCTGCGCCGTCTGCGCGCGCGCATCACCCAGAAATTCCCGCGCCACAAGCTGGCTGATGACGGCACGCGCTTCGCAACGGGCCAGGCCATCATCACGCCCGGCATTGCCCGCGGCGAGCTGGTGGACGAATACATGTCGATGATGCTCGACGGTCTGGTCGAGAACTATGCGGCGTTTGCGAAAGCGCTGATCGTCCAGCGCAACAGCACCAACCCGAACCGGCTCGACGTGCTGTTGCCGCCGGACTACATCAACCAGCTGCGTGTGTTCGCGGTGCTCAACCAGTTCCGGTTGCAGTACCCGGCAAACGCGGCGAACTAAGGGGCAATAAATGGCTGCAGAACGTCTTGCGGGCACGTGCTTTATCAAGGTCAACGGCCAGCTGCTGTCCATCAAGGGTGGCCTCGAAGCGCCCCTGAGCGACACCAAGCGCGAACCGCTGCTGGATAGCAGCGGCGTGGCGGGCTTCAAGGAAACGCCGGTCGCGCCGTACGTGAAGGTCACCGCGCTGTTCAAGAAAGATTTCCCGATGGACACCGTCACCAACGCGACCGACATGTCGATCCAGGCCGAATTCGCAAACGGCAAGATCTACACGCTCGGCGATGGCTGGCTCGCCAACGAAGCGCCTGCGAAGGGCGAAGAGGGCGAGATCGAGCTCGAATTCAACGGCATGCGAGGTAACTGGCAATGAGCGCAATCACTGATTTTCCACTGGTCGTACCGGTCAAGGATTTTGGCCAGACCATCTCCGCGCTGGCGATCAAGCGCCCCACCGGCAAGCAGATTCGCCAGCATGGCCTGCCGTATCGCGTCAATGACGCGGGCGAAGTGCAGATCCACATGGGCGTGGTGTGCGCGTACGCGGCCGAGCTGGCCAGCGTCACCGCTGGCGCGGTGGATGCCATGGACCCGGTGGACCTGAACAAACTCGCCTGGGTTATCGCTGGTTTTTTTCTGAACTCGGAATCCGCGACGCCGGTGACCTGATCCGCAGGATGTATGACGTCGCGTACTTCTGGGGCATGACGCCAGCGGCGGTCTTTGATCAGCCGCTGGCGGATTTTCTGGAAGACGAACAACACGCAATGCGGATAGCGCGGGAGCGGGCCAATGGCTAAACAGTTTGAACTCAAGGCCCTGATCATGGGCGTCGACAAGCTGTCGCCGAAGCTGCGTGAAATTCAGGGCAACCTGAAGGCGTGGCGCGGCAAGGTCGACAACATCGCCAAAGGCGCACTGCCGATGGCGGCGGGCCTTGGTGCCGGTATCGGCATTACCGCCAAGGCGTTTGCCGACGCGGAGAATGCCGCGACCGGCCTCAAGGTGGCCATGATGGGCGCGGGTGGCAACGTTGCGCCCGAGTTCGAAAAGATCACCGAGATGGCGACCCGGCTGGGCGACAAGCTGCCGGGCACGACGGCGGACTTCCAGAACATGATGGCCGAGCTGGTCAAGCAGGGGATCAGCGCCAAGTCGATCCTGGGCGGCACCGGCGAAGCGGCGGCGTATCTCGCTGTTCAGCTGGGCAAGTCGCCGAAGGACGCGGCGGAGTTTGCAGCCAAGCTGCAGGACGCCACCAAAACGACCGAAGGCGACATGCTCGGTTTGATGGACGTGATCCAGAAGACCAGCAACCTCGGTGTCGACGACGGCAACATGCTGCAGGGCTTTGCCAAGCTGTCCTCGGTCATGGACATGACCCGCCAGAAAGGTCTGGCTGGCGCAAAAGCGCTGGCGCCCTTGCTGACCATGTTCGACCAGTCCGGACTGGTGGGCGAATCTGCCGGCAACGCGTTTCGCAAGGTGGTCGAGGCCGGGTTCGACAAGACCAAAATCAACAAGGTCAACAAGCTGCTGGGCAAGCGCAACGTGAAGCTGGACTTCACCAACGGCAAAGGCGAATGGGGCGGCATGGAAAACATGTTTGCCCAGTTCGCCAAGCTGCGTGGCCTGACCACACTGGGCCGCAAGAAGGTGATGACCGAGCTGTTCGGCGAGGATGCCGAGACCCAGCAGGCGCTGTCCATCCTGATGGAAAAGGGCCTGTCCGGGTACAAGGAGATCATCGGCAAGATGGATGCCCAGGCAAGCCTTAACGAGCGCGTCAATGCGCAGCTGGGTACGCTGAGCAACGTCTGGGAGGCGGCCACCGGCACGTTTACCAACGCGCTGGCGGCGATTGGCCAGGCTTATGCGCCTGAGCTTAAATCGCTGGCCAACGCCTTTGGCGACCTGTCCGGCAAGATCAGTGACTTTGCCAAAGCGCACCCGGACGTGATCCGCGGCGCGGTGGCGGCGGCGGGCGCATTGACGGCGTTCAAGCTGGCCGCGTATGGCGTTTCGGTCGGTATCAGGCTGGCGTCCATGGCCATGGCGGCGACGCCCATAGGCCTGATCGCAACCGGCATTGCGCTGGCAGCCGGGTTGATCATCGCCAACTGGGACAAGGTCGGACCGTTCTTTACCCGGCTCTGGGGCTGGATCAAGGCGGGCGCTGCCTTTGCCTGGGACATCATCCAGAAATTTGCGGGCTTCTCGCCCATCGGCATGATCCTGCAGAACTGGCAGCCGATTCTGGCGTTTTTCAAGAACCTCTGGGGGCAGATCAAGGGCTACCTTCAACCGGTCATGGATGCCGCGAACTGGGTCGGCGAAAAGATCCAGGGCTTTGGCGCGCTCAGCCCTGCTGAACAACTGAAGCTCTATCCGCCGCCGAATGCCCAGCCGTCAGGCGCGCCGACGCCCGGCGCATCGAGCCTGTTCCCGCGGCTAGCGCCCCAGAAGCCGGGTATGCAGCCTGAGGCGAATCCTGCGCCCATGAACGGCTGGCCCGCTGCGGCTGGGACGTCGCCCTTGCTGGGCAACCGTAACAATGTCAGCGGGGCAGTCACCGTGCGCTTTGAAAACACGCCGCCAGGCACGCGCGTGGATACGCAGCAGTCCAGCGGCAGTCCGCTACAGATCAATCCCGATGTCGGCTACCGGTCGGCGATCTGGGGAGGAAATTAATAATGGGCTACCGCGACAACATGCAGCCCGCGTCGTTTCGCGGCGTACCGTTCAAAGTCACGGATTCGGAGATGGTGGGCGGCCGCCGCCTGCAGGTGAACGAGTACCCGCAGCGCGACAAGCCGTATACCGAAGACATCGGCCGCAAGGCGCGTGAATTCACGCTGGAGGCCTTTGTCGTCGGTGACGATTACATGGCGCAGCGTGATCGCCTGCTGGCGGCGCTGGAAACGCCGGGCGCGGGCGAACTGGTGCATCCGTGGCTCGGCCGCATGCAGGTGTGTGCTGGCGAATTTCGTTACCGGGAGTCGGCTGAAGACGGCGGCATGTGCCGCTTCAGTATCCCGCTGACCGAGTCGGGCGACCTGACGTTTCCGTCGGCGCAAAGCAATGTGGCCACCACGGCGCTGGCCAAAGCCGATGCCATGCAGTCACTCGCTGAAAACCGGTTCGCCGAGGTGATCAGTACGGCCGGGCCGGATGCAATCGGCACTTCGCTGCTGACCGACCTGCAGGCCACCTGGAAAACATGGGGCGACGCCGTCGGCCTGGTGACCGGTGTGCTGGATAGTGACCTGATGGATGCCATCCACGATCCGAAGCTGTTCGCCCAGAAGCTGTTCAATCTGGCGACGGCGAACATCCCCATCCTCGGCAGCGCGCGGGCGCTGTACGGCAAGGTCACCGGCTTGCTGCGTGCCGCTGCGATGCTCGATCGCGGGCGTGGCTGGTCCGCCAGTACGGTGGGCATGCCGCTGACGCCAGTACAGATCGCGCGCAATGAGGGGGCGACGGATGCGTTGTTCCGCGGCCTCAGCGTGGTCACTGCGAGCCGCATCGCGGTGCAGGCACCTGCCGGCGTTTACGACGACACCGACGCCATGCGCTCGCAGCTGATGAGCGCGCTGGATCGCGAGCAGGTGCTGATGTCGCAGGCCGATGCGGCGGCTTCGGTAGATCAGAGCGCCGTAAGCACCCGCTCGAGCGATGCGACTGTGGATGCGGACGGTAACGCCCTGAGTGATGCCGAGCTGGCGGCGCTGATGCCGGATGCCGCGTACACGGTGGCGCGCGGCCTGCAACAGGCGGTCAGCGTGTGCCTGCGGCAGCAGATGGCGAACGAAGCCCGGCTGGTCACCATAACGCCGGTCGACGTACTGCCCGCGCTGGTGCTGGCGTATCAGCTCTATGAAGACCCGCTGCGTGGCGATGAGATTGTGGAGCGTAACCAGGTGCCCCATCCGGGCTTTGTGCCGGTGGAACCGTTAAAGGTGGTCAGCCAGTGACGACGAACAACGATGATGTGCGACTGCTGGTCAACGGCAAGGAATTCAGGGGCTGGAAGGAAGTCGGTATCAGTGCTGGCATCGAGCGCGCCGCGCGCGACTTTACGCTGGCCATCACCGATCGCTGGCCCGCCACCGGCGCAGCGCCGGTGCGCGAGGTCAAGCCGGGTGACGTGTGCGAGGTCTATATCGGCACGGACAAGGTGCTGACCGGGTACGTCGACGGCACGCCGGTTTCCTATGATGCGCGCAGCGTGTCGGTCAGCGTTCGCGGGCGCAGCAAGACGGCCGATCTGGTGGATTGTTGTTCGCCCAAAAGCGGGCAGTGGCGCGCGCAGACGGTCCAGTCGATTGCGACCGCCCTGGCGAAGCCGTATGGCGTCGCGGTCAAGTCGCAGGTGCCCGCAGGTACTGCCGTATCGGACTTCCAGATCCAGCAAGGCGAAACGATTTTTGAGGCGCTGGACCGGTTGCTGAAGCCCAGGCAGATCTGGGCCACCGACGATGCCGACGGCAACCTGGTGTTCCTGAAGATCGGGGCGGGCGGCTGGGCCGGGGCGGACCTGGTGCTGGGTGACAACATCCTCGCCGCGAATGCCGAGCTGGATAACAAGGACCGCTTTTCGAAATACATCTGCAACGGGCAGCGCGCGGGCGACGATCTGGACTATGGCACGGTGGTCAACGAGATCGTGGCCACGCAGACGGACGCCACGGTGCATCGCAACCGCGTGCTGGTGCTCAGTCACATCGGGCACGCCACGCAGGCGCTGTGCCAGGCGCGCGTCGAGTTCGAGGCGGTCTACCGCTTTGCCCGCAGCGTGGCGACCACGTACACCGTGCAGGGCTGGCGCACCGCCAGCGGCGCGCTGTGGATGCCCAACCAGACCGTGCGGGTGGTGGATCGGGTGATGGGCTTTGACGATGAGCTGTTGATTGTCGAAGTCGAATACCGGCTGACCAATGAGGGCCAGCGCGCTGTCCTGAAAGTCGCGCCGCGGGCCGGTTACGTCGACCGCGATCCGGTGGTGCACAAGCGCAAGGGCAAGGATTCAACGCAGGATACCGATGACGCCGAGATCTGGGCCACGCCCAGCGGCAAGTGAGGCGCTAATGGAAAGACTGGTACAGCGAATGGTGGGACCACTGGCACGCCGCATTGGCAATCTGGTGGCGCGCGGCGGTGTGCTGCTGGTGACCTCCGGCAGCAAGATGCAAAGCCTGCAGGTTTCGCTGCTGGCGGACGAACCCAAAGACAACATCGAGCATTTTGAGCCGTACGGCTATACCGCCTGTCCGCAACAGGGTGCGGAAGCGCTGGCGCTTTTCATGCAGGGCGAGCGCAGCCACGGCGTGGTGATCGCCGTGGCCGACCGCCGCTATCGCATGAAGGGGCTGAAGGCGGGGGAGGTGGCGCTGTACGACGACCAGGGGCAATCGGTTTACCTGACGCGCGCGGGCATTGTCATTAATGGCGCGGGCAAGCCGCTGACCGTGAACAACACGCCCACGGTGACCGTTAACGCGAGCGCCACCATCGAGCTTAAAACGCCGCTGCTGCACGTCGGCGGCATGATCAAGGCCGATGGCGACATCATCGACAACGCGGGCGCAGGCGGCAAATCCATGGCCAGCACGCGGCAGGTCTACAACGCGCACACGCATAACGAAAACAACAACGCGGGCGGACCCACCAGTACGCCGAATCAGGGGATGTAATGAAGCTGTTTGCCACGCTCGATGGCCAGTCCATCGACCCTTCAGACCCCCAGATCGCCCGGCTCAACCGGGCGATTCTCATTTCACTGTTCACCTGGCGACGCGCCAATGCATCGGACAACGTGGTGCTGCCAGACCGGCAGGGCTGGTGGGGCGACGCATTTGCCGATCAGGTGGGCGACCGCATCGGCAGCCGCCTGTGGTTGCTGCAGCGGGAAAAACTCACGGCGGAGACGCTGCGGCGTGCGCAGGACTACGCCACCGAGGCGCTGGCCTGGCTCATCGATGACGGGCTGGCCAGCCGGGTGGATGTCACGGCCGAGCGCATCAGTAGCGGGCTTGCGCTGGGCGTGGTGGTTTACCGCACTGAGGGCGGCCGCATGACGCTGGACCTTAACGAATTCTGGGATGAACTCAATGTATGACCGTCCACAACTGAGCACGCTGGTGCAGCGTACCGCCGCCGACATGGTGGCGCGCATGAGCCTGGACGAACTGCGCCGTTCCGACGCACTGGTAATCGCCCGCGTGCAGGCAGGCATCGAGCATGGCCTGTATGGCTTTGTCGAATACGTCATGAAGCAGATTTTTCCGTCGTCGGCCGATGAAGAGAACCTTGTACGGCATGGCCAGCTTCGCGGTGTGCCGCGTCTGGCGGCAACGTATGCCACCGGCTCGGTTGCGGTGTCTGGTGTCGCGCAGCGCACGCTACCCGCCACCACCGTCCTGCAGCGCGGCGATGGCGTGCAATACAGCGTCACTGCTGATTGCACGCTGGACGCCAACGGCAATGGCGTGGCCGCAGTAACTGCCATGGCCACGGGCGTGGCCGGTGATGCCGACGTGAACACACCGCTCATTGTGGTTAGCCCCGTCGCCGGCATTCAGTCCACCACCGTGGTGACGGCGGCTGGCGTCACTGGCGGTACCGATATCGAGTCGCTGGATGCCTGGGCCGCCCGTATCGAGGCGCGCTGGCGGCAGGCACCCCATGGCGGTGCGGTTTTCGATTATGTCACCTGGGCCAAAGAGGTCGCCGGAGTTACCCGCGCCTGGGAAATTCCGGCGCTGTTCGGCCTGGGTACGATCGGGCTGCTGTTCGTGCGCGATGGTGACGCGTCGCTGATTCCGGGCGCGACACAGGTCGCTGCAGTGCAAAGCTATATCGACGGGAAGCGGCCGGTCACCGCGCAGCTGACGGTCATGGCACCGACGCCGAAGCCGGTCGCCTTTGTGGTGTCGGTGACGCCGGGTACCGCTGCGGTCAAGGCGGCTGTAGAGCAGGCCTTGCGCGACCTGTGCGCACGCGAGGCGCAGCCGGGCGGCACCTTGCTGATCAGCCACATCCGCGAAGCGGTCAGCAGTGCCACCGGCGAAACCGACAATACCGTTGTTTCTCCGGTGGCCAACATCACGACGAACCTGACCGAGATGGTCACGTTCGGCAGCATCACGTTCCAGTAAGGGCATCCATGGATTCGACCAACTATCTGCACCAGGCGATGGCGCTGCTGCCGCCCGGCCCGGCGTGGCCAGCTGAAACCACTGGCCCGCTGGCGCGCCAGCTGGCCGCGCTGGCGGATTCGTTCGCTCGGGTCGACGCTGCAGCGCGCAGCGTGATTGATGAAAGCACGCCAGCGAATGCCTATGCATTGCTCGAAGACTGGGAGGACGCGCTGGGGCTACCCGATGAATGTTCCGTGCAGGGGTCGCAAACGCTGTCCGAGCGCCGCCAGGCAGCGAGTGCCAAATACATCGCGACCGGTGGCCAGCGTGCCGACTATTACATCGGCATCGCGCAGGCTTATGGCTACCCCAATGCGACGGTGACCGAATACAGCGCACGCAGCTATGGCCGCGCGCGCATGGGCCGGCGCTACGGCGGCTGGGAATGGAACTACGCCTGGCAGCTCAACCTGCCGGCGCAACAGGTGCTGCCGCGCATGGGCGGCGCGCCTTTTGGCGAGCCCTACAAGGTCTGGGGCAATGCTGCCCTGGAATGCACGATCAACAAACTCAAACCCGCCCACACGCGGGTTTTTTTCGTTTACGGAGGCGCTTGATTGGATTACCCCAAATCTGTACCGAACGTGAATTTGCTGAACGGCAAGTTCACTGACGGCAACCCCCTGACGGGCCAGTTGCCCAGCCTCGATACGTCCAGCTGGGCGAATGCGATCACGGATGAGCAACTGGCCATCATCGTGGCAGCAGGCCTCGCGCCCGATGAGACGAAGACCAACCAGGTCCTGACCGCTGTCCAGTTGCTGATCCGGAAACAGGTGGGCAACTTCTCCGGCTCGCAGACCGTCAGCGCCTCTAAAACGTTGACGGCGGCCATGGCGGGCACCACCACCTATGTGTCATCCGCGACCGCTGTCACGCTGACCTTGCCGCCGATCGCGTCCACCTCCTATGGCGACTGCTTCCCGCTGATGAACGCCAACGCAGGGCTCGTGACCATCGCGCCCGCTGCCGGTGAGTCGCTCTATTTCATGGGCAACGGCGTCAGCAGCAACAAGGCGCTCGGCTCGGGCGATACCGCATATGTGGTCAACATCGGCACTGGCGCGTGGAACGTGATCAGCGGTTCGATCCAGTTGGCGGTCAGTGCGGCCTTTGCTGCGCTGCGTAGCCCTTCGGGCTATCAGAAGCTGCCGGGCGGCCTGATCCTGCAGTGGGGTTCAGTGGCTGACACTGCAGCCGGCACCAACCGCGACATGCCGTACAACATCGCGTTTCCGACCGCCTGCGTCTGCCTGGAAATCTCGCCGTGGCAGAACGCGGTCGGTTTGCCGTACACCCATACGTCGCGCGGCACGACCCCCAACATCCTGCGCACGGTGTCTGCCGGCGCATGGGCCTTCGACTGGTTTGCAATCGGGTATTGACCATGACCAAATACATTCAGTTTGACGCCGCAGGCGTGCTGGCCAACCGCTTTGACGACACCGTCAACGACGATATCCCGGCCGATGCGATCGAGGTGTCTGATGACCTGTTCCAGCAGACGATGCAGGAAACGGACGGCATCTGGACGCTGCACGCCGACGGCGGCATCACAAAGCAGGCGTTCCCGCCGCCCACTGCGGAGCAGATCCAGTTCAGTAACAAGGTGATCCGTGACGGGCTGCTTGCAGTCGCGGCGCTGGCCATCGCGCCATTGCAGGACGCGGTCGACCTGGAAATCGATACCCCGGCCGAAGCGGCTTTGCTCAAGGCGTGGAAGCAATACCGCGTCGCGCTCAATCGGGTCGATCTGACGCAGGCAGTCGTGGCCTGGCCCGCAGCGCCGGGAGGTGCAGCGTAATGCCGATTTTGATCTGGTTATTGCTCCTGCCGCTCGATGTGCTGATGACGTTCGCGGCGTATCTGCTGGCTCCGCTGCTGCCGGCGCTCGCCACGGATGCAGGCTGGCTGCCTCGCGGCCTGTCGTGGTTCCAGACGCCGGACAACCCGCTCGATGGCGATGCCGATTTCAGTGCAACACACGCGGCCACGCCGCGTTATATGCGCCGTGTACTGTGGCTCTGGCGCAATCCGGCCTATGGCTTTGCATGGACGGTACTTGCGGCGCGGTTGGTCGATGGTGCGTCGTTCACCTTCGCTGGCGATCCGGCTGTGCAGGACCGGCCGGTGTTCAAGGCGGGGTGGATGTGGTTGCGCAGCGGCCGGTACTGGCACTGGTATCTGGTCTGGCCCAGTTTTACGGGCAGATGCCTGCGCATCAATCTCGGCTGGAAGCTGACCCCGGATGGCCACAACGCGAACGCCATGTTCGTCTGCTCGGCCAATCCATTCATGCGCCGCGGCTGAAAAAGAAAAACCGCCGGCAGGTGGGCTCAACCCCTGCCAGCGGCGTCAAGACATCCCCGCCAGGGAAATGTCATTGCTGAGAATAGACGATTTTTCCTGAATAACAACCGGCGAGACAGGAGTCACCCGTGCCGCACGAAAACAACCGGCCGACACTGGCCGAGGTCATGAACTCGCTGGAGGAGCTGAAAGCAAAAGTCGATGAGATCCGCAGCGGCTTTCCGGGTGGAGATCCCGGTGGCCACCGCGAGTATCACGACGCGCTGATCCGGCGCGAGGAAGAAAAGATCAAGCTGATCTCGGAAGTGCGCCTGCACATCGCCAAGGGGACTGCCTGGGCGTTGCTGGGCGGCAGCCTGATGTTTCTCTGGTTCGCAATGACCCATCTGCCTGAACTGATCGTGATGGCACGCAAATAGACCCGGCTCCGGCCGGGTTTTTTTATATCTAGAGGATTCCCATGAAAAAGACGTTTAACCGTTTCAAGTGGCGCGTTGCCCTGGCGCTGGTGTTTACAGTACTGGCCTTCGCGTTGTTCCAGCCCATCGCGCGCGCCACCGGCATTCCCGAAGTCGCCCGCGTGCTGCCCGCGCTGGCGGTCGTGTGCTGGCTCGAAATCTCGCTGCAGCTGATGCGCGCGACCTTTAACCCGAACGTCGATTTCGGCTGGATGGTGCACGAAGCGTGCGACGGCTGGGGCAATGTCACCAGCATGGCCTGGATGTTCTGGCTCGGCCATATGCTTCGCTTGGGGGCGCTGCTATGCATCGTTTACTTGGGCTGATCGCCGCGCTGTGGATCTGCGCCGCCGCGCTGGCCGCGCCGCTGCCCGGCGATGCACCGGCGCTGATTCCCCAGCTCAAGACCGAGCTGGCCAGTTTCTGGCCCGGTGTTCAACCGCGTGCGTGGGTGCCGGCGCTGATCGAGCAGGAAAGTGGCTGGAAAACCCATGCGCAGCTTAAGACCAGCCGTGAGCTGGGCTGCGGCCTGGGCCAGTTCACCAAGGCTTATGACGCCGCGGGGCGCGTGCGCTTTGACGCGCTGGCCGAAGCGCGCGGGCTGGATCGCTCTCTGGTGGGGTGGACGTGGCGCGACTGCGCCCGGGCGCAATACCAGCTACGCGCCGTGGTGTTGAAACTGCGCGTCAATGATCGCCAGTGCGCACCACTGATGGCGGACAACCGCAGCGCCAAAGCCTGCGCCGCCGCGATGTACAACGGTGGCGCTGGCTCTGTGGCCAGGCGGATCAGATCGTGCCAGGCGCAATCAGGCTGCCAGCCCGGCGTCTGGTTCGGCCAGCTCGAACGCCAGTGCCCGCAGGGCAGGGCGAAGGCGGCCGGATACGGCGAGTCGTTCTGCGATATCAACAGCCGCTATCCGGCGCGCGTCGAAGCACGCATGTGGCGTTACAGCGAGGTGATGCGATGACGAAGGTTCTGCCGTGGTGGGTGCGCTGGGCCGCACTCGGTGTGCTGGTGGTGGCCGTGGCCACCTTTTTTTACGTCCGTGGTGCGGAGGCGAAAGATGCCCAGTGGTCGTTGCGCGACAGCCAGCGCACTGCGATGGAAGCCAGCGCCGTAGCCCGGCTCAGCGAGCAGCGCCGCCGACAGGAAGCGGCGATGGCCAGCGCGGTTGCCGCGATCGACAAACAACGTTATGAGGAACAAAGCCGTGCGAATCAGGAAAACCAGCGCATGCAGCGCGTTCTTGCTGCTGGCGCTGTCCGCGTGCGCGTCGCCGCCCGTTGTGACGCCGCAGATCGATTGCCCGCGGTGGCCAGCGCCGCCGGCGTGGGTGATGGAACGCAAACAGCCGAACTTGACCCAGCGGTTGCATCAGACCTGGAAAGCATCGCAAACGATGGCGATGCCGCGATCAGGCAACTGACGGCGCTGCAGGAGATTTACGCCAGTGGCACGACGCAACACAAATAAACGTTGGTCGGGGTGCGCTTCCATCCAATAGAACAATCGTTCTATATTGTGGGCATGAAAGCGACCATCTATCAAATGCGCTTGGACGGCGCTAAATTACCCGACCGTGAATGGCAGGCCGCCCCCGTAGGGCCGGGGCGGATCACCCTCGGCTACATGTCAGGCCGCAGCGAACTGTGTGCGGTGCGCGTGCTTGAGTTCCGCAGTCCGCAGACAACAGGCGGCCTGTCCGACAGTTTGCTACCGCCGCTGTTTGAGCCAGAACTGCTCTTGATTACGAATACTCGTTTACGGTTTCGCGGTTTTCAGACGGTCGAAGGCAGCAGGCGCGCGGTGGTGCAGGAATGGTTGTGTGAGTTGGGCGAGGACGGCGAAATCCGAATCAATGTTTGACGCCCGCGCGTAGCTTGGCCGCAGCAGCCACACGTGCCTGCAATCTTTATGAAGGGTGAGTCAATATCTTAGATATCACGCTGAGCAAGTTCACTATACCAATCACGAACACGCTTTACATTTTTTGAAAAAAAACTTTGGTATGGGGGGCGGCCACTTCGCTTTATTTTTTTCACCCATTCTCGGTGCTCCGCGGGAGCGGGCATCAAATTTTTGTCGTATGCCTCTTTAAAGTTGGGAGTCGCAATTTTCGAAGGGGTTTCTTTGAATCTACCTCTGTATTCCGCAACGCACTCGTTCCCGTGATCAACCAAATCGTTTAAGAGCGCTTCAGTGAAAAAAAGAGCATTGTCGACCGACTCGTATAGATAGATGATCGAATCATGGTGGCGTGTGTCAGTCGATTTGGTCAGGGAAGATGGGACGCCAAAATAAATTTCCGCGAGTCTGTCGCCGGGATTTTCTAAAGATTTCATTTCGCTAATAATTACGTTCCGGAGCTCCAGCATTGCCAAGATGTTGTCCTGTTGCTGCAGTAGGGCATGCATCAATGCTTGCGGTCGCCCTAGCGTTGAAATCTTATTATCAATAGCATTTGCTAATCCAGCTGTAAGGATAATTGGCGGCCTGATTAATCGAAAGTCACCCGAAATATGGAAAGGTCCGACATAAAATGGGTTGGCAAGAACATCGTCATATTGCATCTTCTGCGCATTATATTTTTCGTATAAAGGCTTTGCATGCTGCTCTTTAAAAGCGATTAAAGAATTGCAAATTGTGAATGCATTCATAATTGCATTGTTCGTTTCGCGGATTTCGGTCAGCAGCAAATCGCGTCCTTTCTCTTGTGATGCGATTCTCTGCGCTGCCCAAGCACCACCCCATGCCCCAAAAAGAGCGCCGACTAAAGAAGTCGAGAACCCTGAATTTGCGACGATGGACAAGCAGGTTTTGCTAAGTAAGACGGTGCAGCCCGGCACGGTGAAGCCCCTAATGAGATTGTGAGTCTTGGTAAATTAAAAGCCAACCCGTGCACGGACGCAAGTTTGCTATGCAGCGTTTGAAGAATCGCATTGCCTCACGGTGCGAGATCCAAAACTGAGTATCGCAGGGAAGAGCAATTGGCTCTGCCACCGACTACGCATTTGAGCAAATAGACTCTTACTCCTTTGTCCTATGACTCGTCCCACTCTTCGCGGTATCTAGGGTCGGTTTCGATATAGGATTGGGTGCGAATCCAATCAGAGACTCCCCTTGCCACTCCCTGATAACCTGGAAATAAAGTGGGGCCACTGACGCCGAATTTCTCGCAGAGAATTAGCAGCTCTGAAGCTTCAAAAATCGGGAGCGTCATTTGGATCAGTGCCGCACCTCCGCGGATTGGCCTGGTCGCCGTCGACAGTACATCGGGCGATTCCTCCAACCCTGCTCGCCGGAAGTCCGCTTCGTCCAGATCTGATTGATTCAGGGTAAATAGCCCGGATTGGGCAGCTTGATTTTGACTTGTACCACCGGGCGTCTCCACAACTCGAAGTCGTTTCCAGTTCTGGCAATTCGATATATTCAGTGCCCAAATGGCTAGCTGTTGATTCGGATTGACATATTCGTGTGGTGCGGAACTTGCGGCGAAATAAGCAGCCACATAACTGCGCCGGCTCCAGTCGAGTAGGCGGGTCGCAACTCCGTAGTGCTGCGCGGCTGCTAGTACTTCGTAAAAACTCGGCGTCGGCCACGCAGCTGGTTGGTCTGCAATTAGCTTTTTGATGCCGACCGGACTGTCTAGGTCCAGTCGCATCATGCCGTTGTAACCTGGAATATTTAATCCCGAACGGTCACAGCCTTCCAGAAATTTTTCTAAGACGGCCAGTTCGAAACTGGCCTGATCAAAGCTCGATTCGTCCCCAAATGACTTCCAGCCAGTATTTTTCGCAAACGCCTCGCGGCAACTGGCGGGAATCAGTGACATAGTCGAATCCGGTTGTCCGCGAAATATGAAGGTCTCGCGGGACCAGTTTTCGTTGAGCGGTGAAAGATAGTCGAACAATTCGCGCGCCGTTTTAAACGGCACGCATTGCACAGCCTCGCTTTGCATTGGACTCACCTATTAAACTAGCGGCGGCGGCAGAATTTTTCGATTTAGAGCATCATCCTTGCGCCATTTCATGCCCTGAGTTTCGACCCAACGTTCCAAATCAGCGGCACTCAAAACGCGATGCTCAAGTATGGTAGCTACTTCGGCGATTGCTTGATGATAACCTCGACGATATGAACCTTCGCTGTGCGGATCTGCGGGTCCAACATCTGATCCCGGCTTCCAATCCCCATTTAAAAATTGCTCAAGATTAGGACCTGCCGACATTTTTATCCTCGCTAAAGTTTCGTACGAAAAATTAGCTTATCACCCGGCGCTCGGGAATGTGTACTTGGTGGGGCCATTTCCCCAGCCCAAGGAAAGGAAAGCCTGCAGCGGTGCCTTATCGCTTGCATGGGTTGCAAGCATTTGCTGCGCTGTTGCAGTGGGTCACCGCGTGGTCCGCATCGTTGATTAACATTGAGGTTGCGGAAAGGGTTGCGGAATTGCGGAAAGGATTTGCGGAAAGGATTTGCGGTTGGCGCGGACCAGATGGTCAACTGAATAAAACAAAAAAGCCCTGACTAATCAGGGCTTTTTGCATTCATTCTGGCGGAGGCCGTGAGATTCGGACTCACGGAGGACTCACATCCTCGGCAGTTTTCAAGGCTGCTGTTTTGGAGCAGCATATTGAATCAGTGTTGCTAGCGCTCCGCACTCCTGTGCAAGCTCGAAAAGGACGACATCCCCTGTTAAAAGGTGAAAACCGTTTCTAATAGCGGTCGCTAGGATAAGCACGTCTTTGGCATGGCTCGATAGCTTCTTGGCTCTTCCATCCTTCTCTTTCATGCGACCTAATAACATTTCAATCTGTCCCGAAGTGTCATCAAACTTGGATTCTCCCCAAGTTGAGGTATCCCAAATAGCGGCCTCGGTCGGAACCAGTCGCTCACCTGAATCCGGTGCGCTGCCGCCCGCGACTGAAATTCCAGCCATTAACCCGGCCGTCGAGATGGGTTTTTCAATGGTCTCGGCGAAAAGGCTTAGCAGGCGATCACGAAGATCGGCGTCTGATTTTGTGTTGCCAAGTTCGTCCCGTTGTATGTGCGTCGCGAAGTAGCGTCCATCGTCGGGCAGATCGTGGAATTCGCCTGCCACAATCGCGCAGAAGATATTCGTATCTAGCATGTAAGACGTGATTTCTGACAT